AGTTCGGCCCCGATGCCGAAATCGTCGTAGCAGTCGAGACGGTGCCCGACGTGCTCGATTTGCTCACCGTGATCGTGAACGGCTTGCCCTTGGTCTTGCCCACGAGGACCACCGTCGAACCGCTGGCAGCCGGCGCAGTCTCACCCGAGACGAACTCGCGAAACTCCGCCACATTCGGCCCGCGTTCGGTGACGCTATACGCCGCCCCGAGGGCTGTCGACGTGCTCCCGAGGGCTGCTGCGAGTTCGGTCGCGATCTGCGTTGTGGTGACCGTGGTCCCGACGGTCAGCACGATTGCCCGACCGTTGCAGGTCACAGTCAGCGTGTCTGCTGCGACCCATGTCCCGCCGATTGTGATCGTCTCTCGTTGTGCCACCGGAAGCGCGGCTCCCGTCCATCTGCGTGTCGCCATTTATCACCCGTTGGGGTATCTGAAGAGGAGGGAGGGGCTTTCGAACTCGTAAGCCCAGGAGACAGCGTACATCTGGTTCCCGTAGCGCCCGATCTTGCTCGGCGTGCTGTACGTGATGCGTCTCCGCTCGCGATGTTCCGCCGAAGGGAACGCCGGGCCGGGGACCGTGGGCCATGTGCTCACCCCGATCGACTGGCCCTGCTGCTGGCAAGTGTAGGGCGTCTGCTGCCTCACGAGTTGCTCAACAGGGGGGCCGTACAATGTCGGAATCACAACCTTCTGCTGACCCCCGCCACCGAACGTAAAGGTTTCCGAGGTCGAGTAGACGCCCAGGTCTTGATTGTACTCGGCTTCGGCTTGGATCGTGTATGTGCGGAACGTGACATACTCGGCACCGTCCCCCGTCGGGTAGGACAGATCGAGGATCTTGACGCCCGTCCGGCTGCCAGTGTTCCGCATCGCGTGCCGAACGGTTGACCCGTCCGAGTCGTACAACACCAGATCCAACCCATCGGCACCGTATGCCGATTCGAGGACGACAATCTTGGTGGACAGGTCGGACACCGAGGAGCCCTGCAGCATCCCCTGGATTGACCACGACGCGACGTATCCCGATCGAAGCCCGATCTCGTTGAATGTCGGCCGCTGACTGATGCTGATCGTGACTTCGTTATCGGCGTGCGAGTAGCTGCCGTATCTCAGAATCATGGGGCCACCCCCTGCCGCCTCAGTTGTGCCGCCTCGTTGGCCTGTGCGTTCATTTGCGCTCTGATGCGGTTGATCGTGATCTCTTCCAGCTCCTTCACGAGTGGGGCGATCCGCTCTTCTAACGCATCGGCCAACCGCGACGGGTCAAGGTCGACGCTGATCGTTTGCTTGATGTCTGCCGTGATCTTCGCCTCGGCCTCGGCGATCTTCCGATCCAGCCCCAACAGCTTGACTATCTCCGCGAACCCGGCCGCATCGGCCCCGGCCTTCGCCTGCTCAGCCATGATCCCGCGAAACGCGACATTGCCCCGGGCGAACTTCAATTCCTCGCTGGTCAACTGCCCCACGCCGCCCGGCCCGGCAACCTTGCGGGCGATGTCCAGAGTCGCCTGTTTCTCGCGGACGTCCATCAGGCCGAACTCTTCGCGGGCCGCATCGATTCTCTTGCGGGTTTCCTCGATCAGATCACGCTCGGCTTTGGTGCGCTCGAGGATGATCGTGTTCAGATTCCGCTCGTTGTCTAAGCGGGATTGCTGAATCCCTGCGAATCGTGATTCCCTCGCCTGCGGATTGTTGCGGGCCAGTTCGTCAAGAATATCGGCCTGTGCCCCTACTCCACGCAACGCCCCGAATGCAATCTGTCCGCCTGGTCCCATCCCGGCCAACATGCCTTGCATGACCGGGTTGTTTTCGACCCCCTTGGGAATCATCTCGTTGATGACTTGCAGGAACTCACGCCCCGGCTTGACGAATGTTTCCTCACCGCCCCCCGCAAGATCCTTCAGCAAACTCGTAACGCCGCCCAACACCACCTTAGGCGCGTTGAATGCCGTGATGGTGGCCGAGGCGATCGACAGGAATTTATTATCCGCTCCACCGCCGAAGAACCCTTTGCCGGGGGCCGCTTCCTTGGTCGCCTGTCGGACTGTTTCGGTTGCCGTCTTGACTTCGCGGGCAAATGCCTCCACCTCGATCACCCGAGGGCCGCCCTGAATCATCGCTCCGCCACGCCCTGCGACGATCAGCCCATTCCCGCCGCCGCCACGCCCACCCGCTGGCCCAGGGAGGAGTCCACCGCCACCGCCGCCACCCCCTGCTCCGCCTCCGCCCCTGGCTCGCCGATAGAACGCCGCGTAGGCTGCCTCGACACGTCGCAGGCTTTCAAGGTGGGCATTCTCCACGCGCTTGATGTCCACGAGTTGCTGGTCGACATGCCGGCGCTGTGCCTCGCGGATTCTGGCGATGCTCTGCAATTGCACCGCCTCCATCTGCCGATGCACTGCCGTCGCCGCGTCCGCAGCCTTGCGGGTGTCAGCCGCCGAGGCGAACACCATACGGACATTGATCACCACGTCAGACGATACACTAGCCACGACGCCCCCCGATCAGTGCACCGACTGGACCAGCGACACGCAACGCCAGCTCCATCTCTGCCGAGTCGCTCGCCTGCCTGATGATCGCCGCGTTTCGCCTCACGATTGGATCATCGGGGAACTGCCCGACGGCTCGGCACTCGCTGTAATGCTGGTACGCCTGCCAATTCTGATCGGTGAGGGCTCTGGATTGCTCTGGCGTTCCCTTGGGGCAGCCGTTCGCCCGGGTACGACACGGGGGGAGATTGCCGACGGGCCGGCGCACTGGCTCGCCGCGGCTTTTCATCCTTTCCCCCGTCTTCTCGTCGTACACGTGCGCCTCGCAGTCCTGACAATCGCGGTGGGCTACCTCGGGGTGCAGGATTGTCAACCGCACCCCCTCCGCTAGTTTTTTGCCGTGTCTCCTGACTCCACCGCCCCACAAAGCAGCGTCCACAGCTTCAGCACGAGGGGATTGACCAACCGCTTGACGCTATCGACTGACACTGGCACCGCCTCACCGCTCGGCCCTGCGATGTTCCATGATGTGACTTTCGCCGCGATCAGTTCGCACACCAGACGTGTCCAGCCCGCTTCGTCCAGACCCTTCGACTTGGCCAAATACTCCGCGAAGTCGGCCGCCGCCATCGGTCGATAGGTAAGCTGGATCTCGTCCCACAGTTCACACGCGGGAATCGTGGTTTCTCGGGTGTAGCCGTCGGGAATGAACGGGCTTGGCATCGTGTCGCCTTATGCTGTGCTGTCGCTGGTGATGACCAACTCTTTCGTTGCTCCGCTGCTGCGGGCCGATCCCGACAGCGTGAGCAGAATCTCCCCCGGACCACCGACCACCGGGGAAGCATCGGGGACCATGAGGGCCGCCACACTGAATGTAATCGATCGGTTGCCGTTCGTCAGTACGAACGTAGCTGCCGACGCCCCGCTGGAGTTGATTCCGTACAGATCCACCTCGTCCGAGGTATACGGCACCGTCAGAGACAGCGTGACGTCTCGGCCCTCTGTGTGAATGTCGGTCGCGGTCTGGCTGTTCGCAAACCGGCTGTTAATCCGATTGTCGATCGTGAGTTCCCACTGCGTGACCGTCCGCGTCGTGCCCTCGATAGTGCAGACGGCATCCGACCAGACATAGGGAGGATCGGTCGGGGCGGCAATTGTGGGAAAGGCAGTCGCGGATACGACCTCGGTCTTGCCAGTCAACTCACAGTCGAGTTCCAGCGGACCGCCAGCAGAAGCCCTAAACGTCGCCCGGCCGATCTTGCAACCGCCGTACACGAACCGCTTCGCCACCCGGTCAATGAGCACGTCGAAATCCGGCAATGTCTCCGCAAACGCGAAGACGTCCGTCGATTCATTGGCCCCCATGATGCGGGGGAGAATCAGGTCCAGCATCGAGGGCGTAGCGTGGAACTGGATGCCCCCGCTGACCCGATAGATGCTGTCCCGTGCTCGCTCGATTGGGATTGATCGCGTCCCCCGGATGCCGTTCGTCTCGACGATCTCTTGCTGCTTCCGCAGGCTCTCGCTGATGAACTCGAACGACTCGGTGTACGATCCGACCGCTGTTCCAGTCGCCGCCATCGACAGGCGACTCTGGTGCCCCATGCTCGCGTCAGCCATCAGTTGATCCCCTGATTAATTCTCGCTGCTACCGCATCGGCCAACCGCTGGCCGATGAGTGTAACCGTTGCCTCATTCACCCCGACATGCGGACGGGCTGGCATCCGCTTTGTCCCCGTCTGGTGAAATTTTGCGTAGGGAACCTCAGTGCCAAACGTCAGCCACGTTGGGCCAGTGATCCACACCGTATCCTCAGTGCCGTTGGGTGTCGTCAGTGATTCGAACATCCGCCCGGTATCCACGAGGATCGCGCTGTGCTCCTTGCGGGCAATCGTCACCGGGGACAGTGGAGCCCATGCCTCCCCGTTCGGCCCGTGCTGGCCCAAGTACATCTCGCGTTCCCAATCCTGGATGATCCTGATTGACTCATCGAGGGCTTGCGTATACGGGCCGCCTGCCGCGTCTTCGGTCGCCTGCATGACCACGTCGATCAACTGGCCGAGGCTCGGGTATTGTTTCATGTCCGACCCTCGCGGTTGGTGATTCTCAAGACGAAGCCCGAGACGAACAGATCACGGGCGAAAGCCGTCTGATCGACGATCGCCAGAGGCTGCACGGCCATCGTGTATCCCCGTGTCGAGTCCAGCCGCTGATTAGAGAACGCCTTGCGGATCGTCTCCCGCCACGTCAGACGCTGGTCGAGTCCCAGGCGTTGCTTGTCGGTCGGCTCCTCTGCGTCGATCCGCAGAGACGCCACGAGGGCCACGAGGACGGGATACGTTACATCATCGCGGACGTTGCTTCCCGGAAGGATCGTCTCCGCCCCGAACGGGCTGATAATCACTGCGGGCATTCGCTCCGACGGCATCCGGGCAATCTCCACCGCCGCACTCTGGCAGATCACCACATTCGCCCGAGAAATGCCGGGTAGATTGAGTGCCTGAACCTGCGTCTGCACCGTCTCAAGAATCGTGGTCAACTCGGCGGGCATTAGACCTGCCTCCGACAGATGACCGTGTAGCGCGTGTCTAGGGTGGCATGGCTCGCACTCAGCACCCGCCACCGGACGTTGCTCGCGTCAATGATGATGTCGTCCACCTGCACGCCCCTCGCGCCGGCTTGGGTGGCATTGAGACTGAATCCCTTCTCGTCGCCTACGATGTCGATTCCAGCCGCGTTGAGTCTCTGTCTGTTGACCAACCCGCCCACCGCGTTGTCGACGGTTACCGACGTAGCACCATCCGGACGGATCTGCCGCAACGTGACAGTCTCCCCGTTGTCAAAGAGGGTGTAGTCGCCGCCGATGTCCAACGTCATGTGGTGGCCTCGCCCAACTCTTCAAACGCCCCGACCGCAGCCGCCTGGAGGTTGTTCAAACTCATGATCTGGCCGAGGATCGCAGTCCGAT